TCATTACACGGAATTACAGTATGACTACTCATAAAAGGGACTGTGAAAGTCTTAACGCATGACCCCTTCACGAGAAATACTTCGGAAGGAGTCTCGTACTCCGGACCTCCACTGGCAGCCGCAGACTTGGGGTTCATATTATAATTAATAGAAACCCTGTAGCGGGCTGCAACTAATGGGGAAGTGAAAAAGTGAAAGGCTAATTTAACATTTCCTCCCCAATAGCGTGCATAGCGAGAATAAAAACTCGCTGGACATGTCATGCCGCGGGCAGTCTGTGAACGAGAACCGCCTAGCGTGAGACTGAGTATAGCAAGCTCCCCAGGAGGTGTATTGCTAGTAGCAAGAAAACGCGTATATAACCCAGGTAAATTACCAATGTCACGTATAGTCATGTTGTTGTTCATTAACATACTTTTCGGGTTGTAAACGACCTGAGGGTACTCTTCTTCGCCTAACGAGGGAACACTATGTTCGGGAGTAAGTGTGGAAATGTCACCAAAGAATGACTGCCTCACTCCTTTTGACTTCCCGACACTAGAAGAAACTTTCTGTGTAGACTTACTAAGTACGTCGGAATGACTTCCGTCATCGGTAAGGTCGACGGGTTCGGGAGGGTCATGTCCGATGGTAATAGTGGGCCTCTTGTCAACAAAATGAGTGTTGTAAATGGCGTCCGCTACAGTGCCACCAAAAAGTAATGCACCTGTAAGGTGAGGGTCAACACTGTACTTAGACTGTGGATATACCACATTATCATACACAGGTAACGCACCGTCGACATTCTCAAGTGAATAAAACATTTGGTAGTCGAGGCTGGCAGTGCCACCTTCTAAGGAGTCTATGTACTGTAAGTCAATAAACAACTTACAATAGTCCACATCCTTGTCTATTTCGGCGTACAGGTAATTGTGCGTGTACCTATACGGAATGGTGAATTCTATAGCTTCACTGGTCGCTATGTCTGCCAGGTAGACGTCACTTGAATACATAGCTTCCAGTGACCCGTCTCCAGCACCATACTGGTAACCAGCCTTATAAGCACCATAGGTGCCAGCGGCTGCGCGTACCACGATGGTAATTTTGGCGTCATATCTTATGCCTTTAAAGTACTTAAGGACCTCCCTAAAACGAAGGTCTTGCTTAATACGTTGGTTAAGACTAAGAAATAAAGGTGCATTAGGAAGTGTCAGAGAACCTGACTCTAATAAACGCCTCCTGCCTGCTATATTTTGAGGAAATTGGTCAGGAAAAGAGTTAATTTTATCGACTACTCTTACCGTGTTAACGTCTTCTAATGTAACAGGTTCGACGAATGCAACAGTGTTGAATTCTTGTTTTGATGCTTGTGCTGTTTCAGCTCTTTCTTCAAAAGAAGCGCCACTCTCCACATCGAGAGGTAGACTTTTATTCATATTATTTTGTGAATCTGAAGGTCAATTTCTTATAAAGTGTGTGCAGACCTAAACACCACTTCAAGTAGTACATAAAAGGTACGTACACCTAGGCGTCAACCATTTGGGTTTATAGTCCCCCACGACTTTTGTGCTCAGTCATGGGACTGAACACCGTTAAGTTCATTGACCATCCTCTGGTGCGAGTAGTGGTCACGAGGCCTATTAATATAGCCTTCCATATAATAATGGTAAGCGTGGTCATAGTCCTTGTAAGGAAATACAAATGAATGCTCTGCCGCAATAGGCGCGAGACGTGTTTGCATGTCCGTGTAATAGGATTTACCATGTGCGATACTCTCGAACATGAGGGAGTTGAGCACGGATTGGTAGACAGTATGCATCGGGACCTCCTTACTTTTGCGCACCCAGTGCAACATCTTGTTGAGACTGGACTGCTGTAAGGGAGCTAGAACTGCACCACCCGTGTCCTTGAACGCACGACCTATGAAATGAAGTTCGTTAGGGTCTGTGGTCCAAGAGCCTGCGTCTTTCTTGTCAATGCCAGTAAGTATAAATCCAAAGTACTCACTAATCATTTCAGCCAAGTCCTCAGGACTGACTAAGGAACGTGCAAAATGCGAGAAGCTCTTTAACATGTCGTCGCCGTAAGAAGACAAAAAGACGTCGTCTTTTAAAGCGAATGCCTCCAAGTCATGAAGAATGCTAACGACGACTAGCGCATAGCCGTGAGATAGTTGTCCTCCGTAGTCATTGGTGAATAAAGTGAGTAACCACCCACTGGCGTTGAAGACAGCTACGAATGCATGCGTGCCCACAATAAGCGTGGGCGCACTTACGGCCGCAAGTATTCCGGTAATGCACCTGTGAGAGGCACTGCCAGGTTTGTAACCATATAGAGTACATATGTATCTGCCCATAAGTGTAAAAACCCACTCATGAAAAGTCACATCCAACTTGCTAAAGTCACTCATAAGAAAGTTAGGATGTGCCAACACCCGCTCTCTTAAAAGGGTCCACTCTATGCTATGAGGATTAATGCCTATACAGCAACTAGTCTCATTATGGTGCCGCAGTTGGTCCTGGAATAGGTCTCCCAGTTCCATGCGCATAAATATTAGTACGTGGAGGTCAAAAATAGTAAAGACACGCTTTATTTCTTTCTTAAAAGGAAGTGGTTCATCTTTAAGAGCAAGAGTAGCGTAGAATTCCTCCCACTTACCTGCATGGTATTTGGCACTGAGCTGTTCGACCATTGTTACCAGCAAGGGGTGAATAACGCACTTTTCTTTGTCAATAAGTTCTCTTCTGTCTTTAAAGCCAAGTCTCTGTAACGTTGGACCCGTGCTAGTAGTAAGGTCTATACAATTAAGTATTTCATTTCCGAAAACGGCTTCGTGCATACTAAGCCGCTGGCATTTGCGCTCTGTGTGCGCTCTGAAGTTGGGCAACAAGTCCTCTTGGTGAGTGCTTATGAAAGTAAGCATACTTTCAGGAGTTTGCACTCGCTGTTTATACTTAAACCTCATACTTTTCCAAAAGGCACTCATATTAGGTTCGTCAGCTAACGGAAAGTGAGTTTCAACGGGAGCATCAGTGGCGCTTCTAAATAGCGATTCTTGGTAGTCGGACCTGTTCATTAAGGTAAACCCGTCAGCCAATTGTCCTACTGGCGTGGTGCCCTGTGGATAACAGCACTGTTCAGACTTATAAGTGTAACTCTGGTTTTCAACTATGGTGCCTTCAAGAGGTTCCAACATTTCACGAGAAATACAACTAAGCAGAGAATTCCCAGAAGAAGTTTTAGCGACATGTATATACATGGCTTGGTAACT